ATCTGGATATTCATCAATATGCACAATCAAACTTATGATATGAGTTTGTATCTCATCTCGGTGAACACATAAAATCGAATCTCTCATGTATGAGCGTATTCCGTATCCCTGAATGAACTCCAGTTCTTCACCACACCACTCTTCCATCATTGGTTGAAGTCTCTTTGCCCAACGACGAAAGATATGTTGCGGTATATTTGCTCTTAGATAAAAGGGTCTTGGGTTGTCATACATCGCAACAGACCCACCAGCAACAGAGTGACCATAGTGTTCTTCGTAATAATAGTCTTGCTGAATGTCAGTGAATCTTGCTTGATTGTATGCAACTGCCATGTCAAGATAAAGGTCATCAGGAACCTTTGTCTTTTTAAATCCTTCTTTTGTAAATCTTGGCCAAGGGTGTTCAATCATTTTAATTTAGGTCCATACATCCAAGTGACAAGAGAGACTCTCCTACCATGAGTAACAGGTGTTACTCTATGAGGAATTCTAGAATCAAAAACAATAATAGTTCCCTTCTCTTTTGGTGTGTTTACTACGTTTCCATGATAATCAATGAACTCAAGATCTCCACCAATGTACTCTGTAGGGTCACTGACAAGAACACTAGCACTTAACTTTCTAGTAAACCTGCCGTCAGTGGAAGTTCCATAATCACTGTGCCAATCATAGTGACCATCTTTATTATAAACAGATATCTGAACACTCTCTAAAAGATTTAGATCATACTCCCAATACTTTCTATTTGCTAATCCAATATAATGGGAGATGATACTAGTAGACCAATGCTCTTCATTCCACCAATTTAACTTTGAATTCCTAATAGAATGATCTTTCTTGCCGTACAGTTCACCACCAACTTCTGCATCATAAAACTCAATTTTGAACTCCTCCATCTCACGGAGTTCTTCTACCATTACATCAACGATCTTTGAGGGAATAACTTCTCGATAATAAACAAGAGGTTGCTCTGCAATTTTATGTGTGCCCTGAATTACTGGATCAGCAGTCTTATACTTACTTACATACATTTGTGACAAAAGATTATATAAAAAATCGGGATGACAGGATTTGAACCTGCGGCATCTCGCTCCCAAAGCGAGTGCTCTACCAAACTGAGCTACATCCCGCCACTCAGTTATTGTATCGTACTAACCCTCTTCTGTCAATACTTCATCTCTGATATAAGAGACAATAAGAACTCCTCTTCTTGTAGCAGATCTATTGTATGCATAATGAGGTGACAACTTCTCATCAAATAAATTCAGATCTGAGTTATTTAAGACTCTTTTCTCACCATTAACTACCAGTCCACTCTCTTCATCTGCTGGAATATCCAAAGAGAAGTGGAACTTGATTACACTAGAATCCGAATAGTTGGGATCAATTCTCTGATCTCCATCACTATGAGGATCTAACTCTACTCCTGGTTCTAAAATGGAGAAGACTGCCAGTACAGGTTTAATTGGTTGACTAAGAAGGAGTTCTGTAGTAAAGCACTCTCTACATATCTTTGGAACTCTGCTGATTGTCCTACGATTAAAGACAAGAGGACAAATTTTCCAAGGACTATCTTCAGTTAGCGTTGGAACAAACCCCAAAAAGTCATCATCAGGATTTGCAGTCAAATCATAGGTATGAGAATAATCAATAAAGAAATCATAATTACGCATCTTTATATAATCTTCTCTGATCTGTCCATAATTATCAGTGAAGATCGAAGTATCTATTTTACTAAGACCAGGATCAACGAACATTATCTTCAAAAAATTGTTTGATTATTTATTCTTCCATTTTACGAAGAATATAACCCAGTAAAATACCACTACACCATGCAACATAGAGATACATTGTATAGGAGACAAACTCCCAAAATTCATTAAGCGGCATCTTCCTCTTCGTGATCATAGGTCAATCTACAGTCCCAAGCATAATCTTCTTCCCACTCTGGTTCATATAGAGGACATGGTTCTTCAAACAGATGACCCATCCTTAATTGCTTGATTCTCTCTTTTAATTCTTTGTAAAATTCTCTCTTCTCGTCTGAATTCATCTTTTGGTTTCGTTTAAAAAGTATTCTGGAACTGGGCATCCTTTAAAATCATTTATCTCATCCACTGCCAAGACAAACATAGTACAAAACCCAACACAAAAGGCAAACAACATTTGTGGGAAGTTATAGTTTCCCATGTATGCTGTTGGATCAGGTTCATCATCATGAGGATGAATCATCTTAGCGATCTCCTCTGATCGCTTTTTCGATTTGTCTTCTAACTCTGTCTCTTGCTTCTGGGTTTTCGGTTTCTTTTCTGGAGTATCCATGTTTTTGATGATAAATGAAGTGTCCTTGACATATCATAGTTACTCCAAAAACAAATAGGAGTACTACACCTATCCAATCTATAATGTGATTTTGAGCCATGGGAATATCGGATCGATTACTCCAATAAGTCGAAGCAAACCCTCAGCAAAAAGTGCAAGAACAACCCACCCAACACACATACTGATAATTGAAGCATTACGATTATGTTTGCGTATTGCATCATCAATCATCTCCTGCACTTCTTCTTTAGTTGCATAACTAACTGGTGGAGGTGGTTTCTTAAAAATTGACATCAGTTTCCTCACTCTTTTTATCAAGGTCTTCCAGACGCTTTGCCCAGGTGTCTCCACCATCCACACCTTTTTTAGGATTGATACATTGGTAATCACCCAACTTATTGCATACCAATCCTGCCAGGTCCAACTCACTTCCCTTGTTACCTGTTCCAGACCATCGGTGCTCTCCGTTTATCCAGACTGCACCACACTTAGGACATTCCTTCCTCTCAAGTTTGAGGTCGGAGAATTCCCTATCGTTGGTCATCGTTAATCTCCTTGATTAGTTTAGTGTAGTCTTCCGTGTCTTTTAAAAGTCTCCTCCTCAGTTTCCTCTCAATGAAGAACATCCGAATTCTGACTATGGCAAATCTAAATTGTAAGTCTAGATAAGCAAAGACTCTCAACGTACCCTCAACTCCACCGTATGCAATCATTAGTAGAACAACTAATATCGCAACATAAAGTCCAATAAGAGAAGACGTATATGTAGTAGATGGATCCATTAAGGCACAGTGCTACGTTTGCTTATAAAGTCTATATAGGGAAAAGTAACCTGTCAACATATCATGTTGATACAAATATGTAATAAAGATTAAATTTATAGACGTGGTATAATGATTATAACTGTGTAAATCTAATGCAAGTTATTGATAAGTATTTATCGGAAATGGGTTACTTTACCGATGAGGAATTGTTTGAACCTGGTGACAAACTGCAAATTAAAATTCCCTATATAGCGGAAGGTAAACAGATAAATCTTTGCCCCTTCATTGTTCCATACTACAGTAAAAAAAGTTATCTTGCTGTAGGATTGAAGTCACTTTTCATGTCTGGGTTTGCAAGACAAGACGTTGATAGGAAGATGCACGACCTGATTACAAACATCAGATATGGTGAACCTGGAAGACTTGGTGAGATGGGATGGGAAGCAGAATATGTTATCGATCCTCAAGAGTTTAGTGCAACAGAGAGAGCACGAATTCTTGTGTCTGGATTCAAAAAATTTAGGAAGCTGATCCTAAAGGGTGAATGGTTGGAAGGTATTCACGCACAACCTGGTGACATCATTGTGTCTCACCCACTAGGGATTAAATTTGATAAGGGATTCAACCCAGAATCAGAACAAGAGGGAACATTCCAGAGAAGTATTCTCTCTAAAAAAGTATTTAAATTTGGAGAGGTAAAATCAGATGGTATGCAATATGCAATTATTGGTGAAGACCTAGATATGCATCCTATCTGACATCAAAATCTAATTTACGAACCTTGCGTTTACGTCGGTTCTCTTGCCAGACCCTATCTTCTCTTGATAGTGTGTCTGGTTTTTTATTGTCTTTGATTCCTTCTACAATAACAACTTGAGATAGATCCATAGCACCTACAGTGTCATCCACGACTTTCATCATGTTTGAACACCCACAGCATTGTACCTTACTAGTGCTACGCAACTCTTTGTTGCACACTTTGCATCTTACTAACATTGTCTTTTCCTATAAATGCTTGATGACGGGATCGAACCGCCGACCGCCTCGGTGTAAACGAGATGCTCTACCGCTGAGCTAATCAAGCAGGCTCCCCTTCCTGGGATCGAACCAGGGACTTAACGATTAACAGTCGTTCGTTCTACCGCTGAACTAAAGAGGATTATCTCCAAAGTATAACATTAGGGATTGTCCTTGTCAATACCCAGTTCATTTAGGTAATCAGTCCACCACTGTGGATCTTTTTTCTGTTTCCAATTTGGAACGAGTAAACCCCTTTCAGAATAATACTCCTCAAGTGCATCATCGATAATCTGTGCGATCTCCATACTCCTCTTCCTCTTCATCAACGTCTGCATACGCATCTGCCACGAAGGGTCCTCGTTGTCGTAAAGGTTCTTTTCTGACATAATCCTGTTCAGCATTGACTGCAGACATCCAAACAGCAATTTTCATAATAATAAAGATTATTCCAAGTGGTGCTAAACATGCCGCTAATAGTAGTGACTGTCGCATATACACCTTTTCGGTTGTTTACTATTTAGAGAAGATCCTGTCGGGGAACAATATTATCAAAACAAAGACAAACTCTAGGAGTAGATAGATTACTGAATACGTGGTGCTGTGTTCTTCCCCAGAAGAAGTGCATCCTATTATTCATCATCACTTCATTGATTACACCATCAACTCTACTGTTCAAAAGTAGTTGACAGGTCTCTTGGTTTTGAGGATTAATATCTATTCCCCATAGTCCTCTAATAATCAAATCATCATCTAGAGTAGGATCTGGGTCAACGTGCCAATCAATAACTTTTCCAGGAGCGAGAACACTAACCCCACAGCGTTGCCTAATACCTGCATCTAAACAAAGTTTGAATAGAGTTGGCATCATTATAGCGTTCTGTGTGTAGACAATCTCATGGTCATCATCAATATAGACCGCTTGATCATAAACTTTTTCAAGTTTTGCTATATCCATAGCAGGATGATACTGTCCAAATAGTGCAGCAACCTTCCAACCATCATATGGATTTTTTTCAATTGTAGTATATTCGTTGTTTCCGTTCCAATTAGTATATACTAATTGATCCTTTACTGCCCTATACTCATCCCTAACTTTTTCATAGTTAATGCAGAGTTCATTCAGTTTAGGATTAATTTCTTCTTTAGTAAAAAACCCACTCATAAGACTTGAGTAAACGTATTCAGTATCTGGGAAGTAGTACATAATGGAGAATAGCGGGATCGAACCGCTCGCCTCCTGCTTGCAAAGCAGGCGCTCTACCGAATGAGCTAATTCCCCAAGGCGATTCAGGCTGGACTCGAACCAGCGACCGACTGCTTAGAAGGCAGTTGCTCTATCCAACTGAGCTACTGAACCATGTTTTTATTATATCAGGTGGTCTCCTCCTCGTCAACCACCTCTTGTCCGTTTGCCTTATCAATCTCTTTTTGATTCTTCTTGGCAAGATCTTTAATGTGCTGTACGGGGGATCCGATATAGTTAGCAAATCCCTCAAGGTCATTATGACCCCAATCGTTAAGTGCGTCTGTAGGTACGTTGCTCATGTTCAGTCTTCGCGAAATTGATTGTAACCAGTTCCAGAATGCCAACCACCAGGTCCTTCATGGAAGTTCTCAGATCCACCAGGAGGATCGAGTTGAAGAGTAGTTGGACTACCAGTTCGTGTAGCAATTTGATACATCATCTCATGGATGTCTTCGGACTCCACACTCGAAGATGATGCTTGCTCCTGCTCCTTATACTCCGCTTCGATTGCCATGTAGTCCTTTTGCTTATCCGTATAAGTTGGAGCAGGACCAAACCAGGGATCATCCTCTAGGTAAGCAGGAGCAGGAACACCAATATATGTATGCTCTGGATCTTGCAGTTCTTCACAAGGAACCACTTCTCCATCAATTGAACACTCAATTTCTGTTCCCAGTGTAATGTCAGCAGCGATTGACCTCACTGGAATAAAAATATCTTTGATAGATTCGAGTGCTTTTTTGATCATGACAGAATCAGTTGTTTAGTGTACTGATAGGCGTAGGTCTCCCTTGCGCCCTTGATACCCCATCCTAACCAATAGTAAGCAGGAACCATGTATTGGTGGACAGTTTGTCCACTACCCTCAAACATAGGAAGATAGCGTTGGAATGTGCTCTCGTTAATCATATAACGAGTTTGACACTCCAGAGTGCTGGGGTTGCACTCATATTTAGTAGCAAACTTGCCAAGGTTCTGATAGCGACCAATGGAAGTCCACTGAATTAAACCATAACCGCCAGTATGGCAGTCTTCATAGTTTACACGAGCACCCCCTTCACAGATGTTAGGGATGAACTTAGATTCTTGTTTGATGTTGCCCAGAATAGTTGCAAGGGCATTACGATCAGTAATCTTGGTGTGTTCCTGCAGTTCCTTCAGAACATACTGTTCAGCAGGTGAGCAATCAGGACACTTCCAAGTGGCAGGAATCACAGGAAGTTCCACAGTTGGTGGTGTGTAGTTTGGCGCGGAACCTCCTGCAATTGCCAGCAATGCAGCAATGGCGAAGATTTTCATAGAGTCACTCAAATCGACACAACGAGTGTATCAAGACTGCTTTGGTTTGTCAATAGCTGAGACTACAGGTGGTTCTTCGTCTCTCTTTTTCTTAGCAGCTCCATTGCCACCACCTGCCTTAGCAGGACTCAATCCGAACGCAGCTAACGATCCAGAAAAGACCGAGGCTATAAAAGTTGGATCAAAATCTAAAATCTTTTGACCGTTTGGAAGTCTAACGTATGAGAATGTGAGAAGGGATGCAGACCAGATAAGGACTACAACTTTCACCAGATTACCAAGAACTTCACTTTTGTCTTCATCCTGATCCTTCTCATCTACTTTGGGCTTTGTATCCGCCATTTGTAGAAGGCAAGGCAGTTGTATTTATCTTGCCAGATAATCTACAGTGATATTTGTTTTGTTTATTTGATTGTACTTAATGCAGAGATCATAACTCGAAGCGTGCTCCCACTTATGGTATGTGGTCTTGAGTTGCTCCGTATAAACATCGCCGTTGACGCTTCGCATCTCATCTGCGACAACTGCTTTGATTAAAACGTCCCTAGTTAAGTTAGTCATACAAAATGCTAGGTGTCCAACAAGCAAACCAAAATATAGGATACAGTCTTAAGACTTGTCAAGGTATTGCTCTTGGGTGGATTTTACTATTTAGGTATCAATACCTCTCCATGGACATGATCTCGATGTCAGGTGAACCATCGTCTTCAAACCATTCTTTGAACTCGTCAGCAAGAGCAAGTGCATCTTTAACCTGACGTTGAGTAGTATCACTACTCTGAACCATGCTCTCAATACGTTGAACTGCCCAGTCGTTGACCATCTTCACGAGTTCTTCAGTCGTCGTCTCTGCCATAATAGTCTTTTCTGTAGTACCTGCTGAGAATGTTGCTATTGTAGAAGAGTGGAGTCCCGTCGTCAAGGGCTTCGGTGAGGACGTTGTTACCGAATAACTGTCGGGTTTCTTCAAAATTAGTTTTGCCCTTCGTTTTATGAAGGCTGATAATGCTTCTGCTAAAATTTTGCTTACCCAGTTTGATAATGTCTTCCTTAAGTTCAGGACAGGACCCATAATACTTTTTCCAATCAGATTCTTGTTTTACTTTGCGTTTTTTACCTTTTGGTGTTCTAAACGACCAAAAATACTTTCTTCCAATGTAGCGTCTACCGTTGAGGAGATTGGTAATTTCATAAACAAAACCAAAGTAGTCCCCAACATCATCAGAATTAAAAGCTCGTTCCATGTAAATCCAAGGATTTTCATAGTCACTACTCATTCATATTACCCATTTTATCGTATTTAGATAAAAAAAGACCCCCTTTCGGAGGTCTCTTAACAATCTATTCAGTTCAGCAGTCTTCCAGGATTGCCTGAACGTCCTCAGTAGTGAGGTTGACCATGATTGCTTCTGCTTCTTCCAGAGTCTCTACATGACCTTCGATGTAAAGGTACTTGAGAACGAGATCATAGTTGGTCTCTTCACCCATTCTAGTAGCAACGCTACCTGCCTTGTCAGCAACTTTACGTGCTGCCTTACCAACTGCACCCTTAACACTACGCTTTGCCTGAGCGATTCTGTTCTTGATGCCCTGCTTCACTCTGTTCTTAGCATCAGTTGCCTTATCCTTGACATTCTTAGCAGCAGCGTATCCAGAGACTGCAGCAGATGCTGCCTTCTGCTTGACTGCCTTCTTAGCAGAACTTGCAGCGTCCTTTGCTGCCTTACCTGCTGCTACTCCAGCACCTACAGCAGCGAGACCTGCGGCCTTAGCAGCACCACTTGCCTTCTTAGCACCTCTTGCTGCCTTTGCCTTCGCTCTATCACCAATGTCCTTAGCAACCTTTGCTCTCAGACCTCTACGCTTCTCAGGGTCCTTAGATCTTGCTTTGAGACCAGGAGCATTGTCAAGTTTACGCTTGTTTGCATAAGCGGCAACCTTCTTGTCAACTGCTTGGAACTTGGCTTCTCTACCTGCTTCCTTTGCCTTTGCCACGCCTGCCTTGGCAGTGTCCTTTACCTTCTTGACTGCACCTCTTACTTTTTCCTTTCTCTCTTTTGCTCTAGCAATCTTTTGAGCACTCTTCATACGAGCAAGTCTAGATGCTGCTGCCATTCTAGAACCAGATCCAGAAGTTACCTTAGCACCACCACCAGAACGATCAGAATCAGAGGTAACTCTTGCTTCGATCAATTCTTCATATGCTTCAACGATCTGATCTTCAGTCAGACCTTCGTCAAGGAGTTCAAGAACAACTTCCTCTAACAGATCTTCGTCAACCAAAGCATCAAGTTCTGCTTCATACTCTTCATCAATCAGTTCCAGTTCTTCAGTCTCTTCAGACAGGTTCTGAGGAGCAGACTTATAGATGCTGTTATATTCCTCTTTGATCGTTCTAAAATCCATGACGGGAAATACTTACTTTGATAGTATTATTTATTATTTTCCCGCCTCCACTGCTGATACATAGCATTCAAAGCCCAAGAGGCAGCTAGACTATCTGGACCATTCTCCAGTAGTTCTAACTGTCTCTTAGTGACACGATGAGTATTCTTATACTCTTCTCTCCAATTAGAGTTGGAATCCTGAGAATGTATCTTTTTTGACATCTTGCTTAATTCCACTTACAACATAAGATTCTACTTCAGTCTCCTGAGGAGCGACCTGCAAACCCTTAGAGGAGATCCAGTGCTGTGTCCAAGGGAGAGGATTGTTCTTAGCAGCAATATCATAAACTGGTTTGAGACCAATCGCCTTCATGCGACGATTAGCAATCCACTCAACATACTGCTGAAGGAGTTTGTCATTCAGACCAATCATTGATCCATCTTTGAACAGATAGTCTGCCCATTTCTTCTCTTCATTTACCGCACGATCAAACATAGAGTAAACATACTCTTGCTCTTCTTTTGCAATCTCCTGCATCTCTTTGTCGTCACCATCACGCCACTTGTTCAGAATGTTTTGGGTGATGGCAAGGTGTTGATTCTCGTCTCTTGCAATAAGGGAGATGATCTTAGCGGATCCCTCCATAAGTTTGAGTTCACCAAATGCAAAAGAACAAGCAAAACTGACATAAAAGCGAATGCCTTCCAGTATGTTAACATTTGCTACTGCCCTATAGAGTTTACGCTTCAACTCACGGCGTTCAAAGGTTCCTGCATAGTGACCCTCCCTTGCAAGATCCCACATGGTGCTGTTGTCATACTGATGTGCTGAGTTAATAAACGAGTCATAAGACTCTGTAACACTTGCAGCACGCTCTAGAATGCGCTCATCCGTGACGATCTTATCAAAGACCTCGGAGGGATCCGAATAGACATTCTTGATGATGTATGTGTAAGAGCGACTGTGGATCATTTCCATGAATCCCCAGACCTCCATACATGCCTCTAGTTCAGGTAGGCTGCAGTAAGGAATAAAAGCCATCCCAGGACCACGCCCTTGAATGGAGTCAAGCATGATCTGGTATTTGAGGTTAGAGGTATAGATATGCTTTTGTTCTGGACGAAGCGTTTGATAATCTCCACGGTCCTTTTGCAAAGAAACTTCTTCTGGTCTCCAGAAGTATCCAAGTTGTTGAGTTGTCAGTTTGTCGAATACGGGATATTTGTATGAATCGTATCTTTGAACCCCCAGGGGTTTACCGAAGAACATCGGTTGCTTTTTAGTATTGACTTGTTCAGTATTGAAGACTGTCATGCCTTCAAGTTGTTTTGTTGCATTTGATGAGTTCATTGATTTTGATTCAACAAAGTCGTATTGACGCATTTCTTCCTTACTCCAGGTAAATTAATTTATAAGATCTAGATTTTACAGGACTCACAATCCTCCTCGTCAGCAGTTTCTAGTTCAGCCAGTAACGATTCTAACTTATCCACCTTATCATCGGCAACCTCATCAGTCTTCAGATCATATGTGTTCTGATAGTAAGATGTCTTCCACCCATACTTGTAAGTCTTGAGAAGATCACCTGCCATAACAGAGACAGGAATCTCACTATCAGGATAGTTCTCTGGATTATAACTCCAGTTGCCACTAATTGCTTGGTCAAAGAACTTTTGCATCACAGACACAACGTTGATATAACCAGTGTTGTCTGGCATATCCCAAAGCAAAGTATAGTTGTTCTTCAGAGTCGAATAAGACGGAACAATCTGCTTAAGGGGTCCTTTTTTACTCTTCTTAATGGACAAGTATCCTCTAGGTGGTTCGATTCCATTAGTTGCATTTGACACAACGGAACTACTCTCTGAAGGCATTTGTGCGGACAGTGTGCTGTGTCGCAGTCCGTGCTCCAGGATAGACTTCCTAAGACCCTCCCAATCATGCTCATACTTGATACTGGTGATCTCGTCTACGTCCTTCTTGTATGTATCGATGGGAAGAATTCCATCGGCGTACTTAGTACGAGGGAATGCACTACATGCACCCTTCTCTTTTGCAATCTTATTGGAAGACTTCAGCAAGTAATACTGGAAGGATTCTGCCAGACCATGAACAGCATCCCATGCTTCTTGATCAGCGTAATTAAATCCCAACTTAGCAAGATAGTGTGCTAGTCCAATAAAACCTACTCCAAGCGATCTACGTGCCTTTGTAGCAAGTTCTGCTGCAAGGATAGGATACTTCTGATAATCAATCAGTTCTTCAAGTCCACGAACAGACAGATCACAAAGTTCTTCTAGTTCATGATCAGACTTAACTTTACCAACATTTACTGCAGACAAGATGCACAAAGCAATCTCACCTTGTCCGTCGATATGCTGGAGTGGGTCAGTAGGCAGAGTGATCTCCTGACAAAGATTACTCATGTTTACCTTGTCCTTGAAGGAGGAGTGAGAATTGCAATGGTCCATATTCATGATGTAAATACGACCAGTCTCTGCTCTCTCCTTCAGGAGATCCATAATGAGTTTCTGAGCACCGATAGTTTTGCGCGGAATAGATCCATCAGATTCATAACTTGTATACAAATCATCAAACTCATCAGTGCCAAAAGCATCATACAGACCTGGCACATCGTGAGGTGAGAATAGGGAGATGTCTCCATCTTTGATGAACCGTTCATAGAACAGTTTACTAATTTGAATGCTGTAGTCTAATTTACGGACACGGTTGTCTTCAGTACCCTTATTATTTTTTAAGACGATGATGTCTTCGATCTCTTGGTGCCAGATTGGGAAGTGGACAGTCGCGCTTCCGCCTCGAATGCCATTTTGAGTGCAACATCTGACAGTGCTCTCAAATTTCTTGAGGAATGGTACAACACCTGTGTGTTGAACTTCTCCGCCTCTGATTTTAGCGTTGATGCCACGGATTCTGCCTGCGTTGATGCCGATTCCCGCCCTTTGTGCAACGTATCTGCCAATAGCCATATCAGAACTAAAGATGCTATCGAGGGTGTCATCAACAT